CATTAGAATTCCGAAATGTTTTCCATTAAAAACTTTAGTTTGTGTTTGATAAAGTAGTTGAACAGTTGGTTCCTATCTTTACCTGCTTCCGAGTCATACTCTTGGATAATCCTATCCTTAATCTCATTCGGTATATTATTTAGTGAAATCAAAAGCTCGTTTCGTTTCCAGTTGCGTTGCTCTTCGTCTTTCAACTGCTCAAACGGAGTAGTCATAAAGTAGTCAAGTCGCTTCTGGGTAATGATACCCTGTCGCGTACCAGTCACAAGGCAGTCATCCTTAGACAGGATGTTCGGAATACCGTCGCTAGTATCACCACGGATAATGTGCTCGCGCAGGAACTCGTCGGCATCCGTACAGCTCAGCATGCGTTTGCGAGTAGGATCGTACTGCTCGACGTTATTATAGCATTGCAGTTGCTTGAAGTCTTTGTCACCAGAGACAATCATAATCTTTTCAGCATTACCAAACTCGACACCAAACTTGTGTACGAGAACACCGATAACGTCGTCGGCTTCAGCATTATCTACGTGAATGACGCGATACGGGAAATATGCTTTCAACTCCTCGCGGACTTTAGCGAATGTGTCAAACACAGTTCCCCAATCCATGTCAGAAGCATCACGACTCTTGCGACGGTTGGCTTTGTAGTACGGAAACGCGCCACGACGCCAGCTGCTGGAGTCACAGGCGATAACCATATCGCCGTAGTCGGCTGCAAACTTCTTGCGAATATTACGCAATCCGTTCAGAATCATGTGGCGAAGCAGATCTTCATCTAGCTTGGCATTTTGATGAGAGCCAAGCTGAGTCATCAGATTAGCAATCATTACTTGTTGTAAGTCAATTATAAACATTTTATGTTACCATTTCATAGAAATCTTCTGCGGTGACCTGCAGTGGGTGTAGGATATTGCGTTCGCCGAGTAGCATAGAGTACATGGCTTCTCGGAACAGAATATAGTCTTTTGGGCTCACTTCTGTGGGCTTGATACCACGACTCACAAGGATCGTCCATGCAGCTTGAAGTGCAAGATCGGCGATGTCAGTGACCTCGTCATAAGCAGTAACAAAGTTGTCAACAACTTCAGAAACTTGTTTCTCGGTTTTGACTTCTTCCTGTTTAACTTTGAATCGGTCAGCAACGTCAATTACATTATTATCGCTCATAGATATTTTGCCTTTCGTCCTCGCTTCATTGGCACGACTGGTGTGGTTTCTTCGACTTCGTCGGTCATTTCATCGCGCGGATCGCGAAAGAACAAAGGTAAATCTGTGCCAGCATTTATCTTTACAGTGTATCCGAGATCGCGCCAGCTAACAGCGTGTTGAATAGCAGTTGTTTTATCATTATAATCTAGTTCTAAGCAATGACCTTGTCGTGGTCGCTTGTGATAAAAGATTTGTACAGTCCAGTATTGTTTACGCACTTAGAAACCCCAATATAAATCCGATTATGAATGGCAAGGAAGAAATAATCATTAAAGCAATCATTATAATAAACAAAAAGATAATTCCTTTCATTACCATACCTTGTAAAGAATTGTGGTATCATTCATGCGACCGTTAGCAGCACGTCCTTCAGTTTTCAACTGCTTAAATTGACGTTCAGCATTGATACGAGTATCAATGTGCGGAAGGATGTCAAGCGGTTTACGAAGTTTCTTAGTGAACGATTTGCTTTCGTCGAAGTTGATAATGCTAGTACCTTTGACAGAGAAACCACCCTCATTCGCGTAGTATAGGGAAAGGTCGCGCGTCTTACTATTGAACGCGACCAGATACTTGGCACCGAGCAGTTTAGCTGGGTCAATAGAAGCGATACGGAACTCTGCGTTCTCTTTCTGATACTTGAGACGACCAATAATCTTTTCGACTTTCGGTGGTTTCTTAGCGCGTGGTTTACGAGCAGCAGATTTCGTAACAGCTTTAATCTGTTTGAATTGAGTATTCATGTCAGTCAGCAGTTCAATAGTTTGCTTGACTGCTTTCCAGCTGACATGATTGTAGCCCTCGAGAAGTTGCTCGTCTTCCTTATCGCTCAGTTCGTTGAGTTCTTCTAGCAACAAAGAATACTCAGACGACAGTTCGTCGAGGTGAAACTTAGTCGCTTTCATAGCCATCAACGTTTTATAGAAGTCGACTTTAATCTTCTCTCCCGCGAGCGAGCGCGCGATGAGATCGTCCATGAATTCAAGCATTTCACTAGGAACAGCTTTCGGCTTGACAACTTTGTTTACGATGACAGGATTACCGTCATCATCAAGTTCGGGTCGAGTAGAATCTAGGACTGTATCAATACTTTGTTTGATGGTCGCGTGATACTTCGGATCGATAGTAGATCCGTTCGTGTATAGACGCGCGAGAGATGCGGTGGTCGGAATCAGTTTCCGAACCTTACCAGACACAGTAGCAATATCATCTTTGCTATACTTGTTCTTTGTCATGTATCCTACAAGCCACTTCTTGGCGTTGTCAGGAGTCCACTGATTGTTAAACCAGTTGAGTGCACGAACAAACTCCACACCCTCTGGGTTATGGATTACAGGTTCGCCACCAATGGCGTCATATTGTTTACGCGGTTTGCGTTTCTTTTCTGGCTGAGCCATAAATATCCTTTAGAACTATTATACTACGATTTTGGTTGAAAGTAAAATTATACAACGCTGGCATTTTGCGTATGCTTGCATTGACGGCGAAATTGAAATCCAGCACAGGTGCACGTCCAGCGACCACTTTCGTTAGTCACGTGATATGTGTTTCCTTTGCTTCCTGGAACTTCTATATGTACGATCTTGGTTTGTTGAACGACAGGCTTCGTTGCACCCTTAATCATTTTCAGGTCAAAGACATGACGCAGATTAATGATGCGATGACCGAATGGCATGGATTTGTCTGCGAGAGCAAACTCTGTGTTGCTAATCGGATATGGCGGATTGATAACCTTTCCGCGATAAGTTGTGAATCGGAACTCACTATCCGAGAACAGATAAGATTCCTTGAAACTAGTTGTTACCTCGACTTCCGAGGAAATCAGTGGCATACGGTCAAACATAGTATTCTCCTTCCATACAACCATTATACTCCCCTGAAACCAGAAGTAAAATAATAAACTCCTTAAAAATCAATAACTTAGCAAGGTATAAAAAACCCTTATAAATCAACGACTTATAAGGGTCTTAAAAATCAACGACTTAGCGTATTATTTTGAAGTCGCTCGGTAAATACCGTCCCAGCCATCTTTTCGCTTCATTCCGCTAATTCGCTCAATCATGATATCATAGTATTCAGCCATCTTTCCATCAAAATGGAACTTTAGTTGTTCGGCTGTCGCGATCGCAAGTTTGAACTCTTGGTTGTAATAATACTCCAAGAACAATTTGTGTTTATTGATTCCAGCTCGGTCATCAGGAACGACGGTGAAAATATGTACACCCTCTGTCTTTCCTTTTACCGCAATGTAGTCCAACTCAATAATCGGGAACTCGTCTTCAACGTATTCAGCAGTCTTCGGACCAATGATTAACTTAACCCCATAGGACTTACTTTGTCCTTCTAGTCTTGCAGCCAAGTTGACACCGTCCCCCAAACAAGTATAATCGAAACGCTGAACAGACCCCATATTACCCACAACAACAACATCAGTGTTAATGCCAAGTCCCATACCAAACGCAGGAATCCCTTCTTTGGATATTTCTTCATTAAATTTCTCCAGGTCACCTAGCATAGCTAAACCTGTACGCAAAGCATTCTTCGCGTGTTCGGCATCATCAAGAGGAGCATTCCAAAAAGCCATCTGAGCGTCGCCAATGTATTTGTCTAGCGTACCCTCGTTCTCAATAATCTTCTGTGTCATCGCAGTCATATAACGATTCATAATTTTAGTCAGACCTTGTACGTCTTTTCCGTAGTGTTCTGAAATAGTTGTAAAGCCACGAACGTCAGTAAACATAATTGACAGCTCGCGTGATTCGCCACCTAGTTGTAGCAGGTCTGGGTTTTCCTGTAGCTTCTCAACCATCGCTGGTGACAAGTATGTACCGAACTGCTTTTTAATTTGTTGCTTGAGTAGGAAGTTCTCGAGGAACTTAGCAAATGAAGCATGAGCGAATATAACAAGCATGCCTAGAACTGGTAGCGAAGCATCAAGTAGCAGATACTCAGTTTTCCAGTAGTGATATGATGCATAACCAAACCCACCAGCAATTAGAATAACCAACGGAAGAACTAGTTTCATTGGTGCTTTATAAACAGCTAGAATAATTAACAGACCAACGAATAGAATAATAACCAGCTCAAGGAAGTCAGCGTAGTCAGGGCGAACGATTGTGTTGCCATTTAGAACTGTTTGTAATAGATTAGCCTGAACTTCATGCGGATACATTGAGCCGACAGAAGTAGGAACTGGGTTGGCTACACCCTCAGCGGTTACACCCCAGATAAGAAACTTGCCAGCTGTATTTTCAGGTGTGATGTCAGCAGCTGATATAGAGTCAAACTCATTCCAATAAGAAATATAGACAGAGCCATCAGCAGTTGTTTTAATTGGCTCAAACTTAGGAATGCGAACAGCTTCAACGCCAGCTTCACCGACTTTCATTTGATACGAGATATCACCAGCAGCGACGCGAATAGTTTCAAGCGCAACTGATGGATAGATTTGCTCATTAGCGCCAACGACCATTGGTAGTTTGCGGATTGTACCATCAACGTCACCGATAGTAGAGGATACACCTACACCGCTTGACGCTTCAGCTAGAATTGTTACTGGCGGTAGAATACCAGACCAGCTGTTTACATAATCAAATGGATTACCGCCGACAGTTGCGGTTCCTACGTGTGGTCCAAGACCTTCAATAGATTGGTCAGTTGGTGCTGACGAAATGATGGTGGCTCTTCGCGCGAGCGCGTCCGCGAACACTTGATCTTTACCGAAACGGTCTTCTTCTGAATAGATGACAGTAAATACGCTGATGCTGTCTTCTGCAGTTCTATCTAAAAGATTAGCAAACTTATCGCGCGACCAAGACCACTGACCGTATTCTTTAATAGCTTTCTCGTCGATGTTGACTAATAGCACATCGCTGGACTTAATCTGCTCGTGGCTACGTTGTAGCGAGTCAAAGTAAGTTAGTCGTGTGGCTTCAACCAAGAATGGGTCATAGAAGCGCAGGGCGACCAAGAGTCCGAGTGTAATTAATGCTAGATACCACTTTGTTAGGAATTTCATTTCTTCTGCCTTATAATAATTGTATTGCTGTCACCACCATTGATGACCACATTGAACTCTTTACCATCAAGATTAAAGATAATGTTGTAAGCTGTTTTCTCATCAAGCACTAATTTAATCTTTCCGTTGTTATCCTTAGATATAGTTATAATATCTTTATTTAATACTGTTAGCAAACCTGTCTGCGCGTCAAGTCCGATATCTGTACCTGTAATTTCAGCAGCAGTGCGAACCTCACCCAACTTCGCTTCTTGTAACTTATCTACTTCAATCATAACTGGGATAATGTCAGCCAGATAATCTACTTCAAGATAGTTAATGTCAATATCATTAAACTCTAGCGCGTCTCTTTCTTGTTCGATTGCTAGGTAGTCTACGTCAAGTTCGTTGTAAGCAAGCGCATCTTCCTCTAGTATCATCTCATCTTCTTCCTGCTCTACTACTTTAGGAGGATTAACAATAAGCATATTGTTGATCTGGTCTAAGGAAAGGTCGAGGATGGCTGGTTTAGTTGGAGCTGAGTCGCTCGAGAATGCAACGGTTGACTGCATAGATTTGTTTAGTACCACCGAGCCACCATTGGTAGCAACTAAGATTTCACCAGATGGTGCACCGTTCTCATCGGGGAGAAGGATTACTAAACTACGACCCAGTTCGTCAACGGTGATTGTGAAGTCTGTACCACGAACTGCGATCTGTGATGTGGGTGTTTTAATTGATACGTTTTTCTTATCAATACGATTCATCTTTCCAGTAGCAAATCTGGCTGTCCCACTTGCGAAGTTGACAGCCAGTTTGCCTTTACTTGGATTAGGATCGTAAACGAATTCATCTATTACGACTTTACTCTGTTCGGTGACTCGAAGTATCGAGCCATCTAGGAAATCGATCTTTATACGACCATTTCCTGTTCTTACATCATCGCGCATCTCGATTCCCAGCTGTAATTTAGCTGGGAGCGGAGTCTTTCTTACAACTGAACCTGTTCCTTTCAGCTCGGTGATTGAACCAATCTTAGACTCAGCAGCCAGAGGTGCCAGTGTTAGACTGATAAACACAAATGGTAGAAGGAGTTTGTGCAGTTCCACTAGTTGTACTCTCTATGGTAATTGAGTTGGTTTCAGTTGCGCCAGCCTGTGTAATGTTGAAGTTTGTATAATCGCCAGTGTGGTCGATGTTTACCATATGTCCAGCATACCCAGTTGCGCTTGTTGTTACGTTGTTGTAATTACCAACCATTGTAATGGTGCTTTCAGCATTCTCTGAGTTTACAGTAGCATTGAAGTTATTGTAATCACCAGTAATGTCCCATGTGAAAATTGAACCATCAGCCACATCAGCTGTACCAACGTTCATTAGCAGAGTATTATTTCCGCCAACAATGTTGATATCATACTGCGTATCGTCTGCGCTGAATGAACCATTTGGGTTATTGTTTAGTGTTATTTCGTTATTATCGCCGTATCCCATGATTGTTGCTAGGATACCGTTGCCGTATAACCAACCATATAGCGAGTTATTATTACCAGTTTGTGTTATGGTAATATCTTGTTGGTCGCCGTTAAAGTAAAACGGTGTTTGACCGTCATCAGAACCTATGGTGTTATTTTCACCTGTTTGTTCCATAACGATAGTTGCTTGTTGACCAACCTGATTAATATAAATCTGGTTGTCTGTAGCCTGACCTAATACTGTACCTGTCATCAAAAGCATAACAAAGAAGATGGCGTTCTTCATTTACTTTTCCTTTTATTTGAATTGCCAGTATCCTTTCGCCTTACCGTCTTTGATAAGTTGTAACACTGCTTCTTCTATTGCTTTTTGCGTTGCGATGTTTACAGACTCGTTTTGAGCTGTTCCGTTTTCAACTTCGACGAGTGCCGTTCCTGCTTCGACGAAACGAAACACATCCTGCGAGTATCCTACCGACAGAATTGTCTTAGTTGAAATAACATCTATAAGAACTTCGCCTGTCGCAACCGAAACCAAACGAAGTGAAACTGTAACTGTATCTTTAACATAGCGTTTAGATGCACCGATACCCAAGTATCTTGCACCAGCACCGCCTGTCATGGTGTTAGTATCATAACCAACAACTCCACCCTCTATGATTAAACCAGCAAAGAGCAGTGGTGGCAGTTTATTTATACCTTCGCCCTCGTAAGACTCACGAGTAGACTTAATAAGCTGGCGTTCTTTAGAAAGATTTTCTAATCCTTTGCGCTCTACTACTTGGAACACTTCACCATAGCCAGCACCACGAAGCGCGCGAATTAGAAACACCTCTGGGGCTTGCGTCACAGCAGTCGAAAACGAAGATAGGTTTTCGCTAGGTTTACGCTGACCTGTTAAATCTGTGAATGCGTAGATTGCCAAGGTTGGTTTCTGAACAACTGGTGGCAGATCTCTGAGTTCCTTATTAAAAACGAACTCTTGAATCTCAGCTTGGTCGATCTTCTGTATATGTAATCCGTTAAACTTTTCTGATGTCTCTACTACTTTTCCGCCAGCAGCGTGTAGTGTATAGCAACCAGTTAAATTAACCGAAGCAACAGAAACCGCTAATAGGAATAGTGACGCTCGTAACATCTGTGGGATCCGTTAAATTAGTTATGATAAGTTTTAATACTTCTGCTCCGTTCTCATCAACCGTCGACTGATAGTTAATGTTGTATCCTTGTAGGTTAAGCGAACCAGAACCAGTTGCGCCTTCTGCGAATAGATTAGTCACTAGCTGGCGCGACAATTCAGCGTATATTCTTGACTCTACGTTTTTCAAGAATCGGTTCACAGTTGAGTTGTTTTCCGCTGCGATGGCAGCTTTTAGCTCATCTTCTAATTTCTTAGCGATCGCTTCCTTGCGAGAAGTTTCTTGATTCTCAATAGTTAGATAATGTGATGATGTACCCTGTCCGTTGAAGGATGGGCTTTTGAATTGAAAGGTTATATCGCCAGCTGACGCGCTGAAAGGTAATAGACTAAGCAGCAGTAGTTTCTTCATCAGTCTTCTCCTCTTTCTTTTTCTTTCCGTCGGTCTCTAACAAAAATTCAAGTGTCAGTATTTTTATCAGACTTAGGCTTATGCTTATTCGCATGTTTCTCTTCCTCTTTCATTTGTAGGACAACGCTGACTTTTTGTTGCAATCTAATTAAGTCATTATCTAACATACGAATACGGTCAATCAATGCAATTAAGATACCGCTGGTTTGTCCAATCAACGGTGTTAATTCTTTTGTAACAAAGCTGTAAATAAAGAATACGAAATATCCCATCCCGACTGCAGCGACGATAGGAAAACCATATTGTTTAATCAACTCAATGACTACATCAGGATTCATTTTGTTTCTCTAAGCGTAGCAATATATTTTTTATCTGATACCATATTGCTAAGTGTATCAGCTGTTCTTCTTAGGAACATACTTTCAGTGGTTATGCCATCTTCATTTTCCATAATTCTTGCATAATCATGCATTATAGTAATTAAGTCTTCTAGTGTTGACATTAGTCTCTCCTTGCGTCGTTTTTACCGTCTGCCCGAGCCAGTCTATCGAGATCTGGTCTTAGACCTAGCGCAGAACTAACAACCGCATCAACTCGGATGATATCATGATTCATGGTTTTCACACGATTATCTAATGCGATGATTATACCCTGCAACCCTTGGATCTGTTTTACCACACCAGTCAATATGAACTTAATTACGAAATAGACAAACACGCCAGCAGCCATAGCTGCAGCGATAGGAAATCCAACTTCGGCAATTATCTTAAATATAGCGTCGTAGCTCATATAATCTCTCTCATAGTCAGTCTATTTATAAATAGGCTGACGTGGTTTAATCCTTACATTATAACAATATTAACAAAGGAGCAGTCATGAGTTTAGTTGCATTACAAAAGAAAATCGGTGTTACCGCTGACGGTGCATTTGGTCCAGGAACATTAAAAGCTGCGATGGCATTCTATAAGATGTCACCAGTTCGCGCTGCGCATTTCTTCGCGCAGACTGCCCATGAGTCAGGTAATTTCAAAGCATTCTCTGAAAACCTAAACTACTCGGCAGATGGCTTAACCAAAATCTTCGGCAAATACTTCGACGCTGCAGCTGCAGCAAAAGCTGCGCGCAATCCAGAAAAGATTGCTAACAGAGTTTATGCTAATCGTATGGGCAATGGAAACGAAGCTTCGGGCGATGGCTGGAAGTATCGTGGACGTGGTGCTCTTCAGTTGACTGGTAAAGAAAACTATAAAGCATTCGCTGATTATCTAAAGAAGCCAGAAATCATGGACAACCCAGACTTGGTTGCTACCGAGTACTCGTTTGAATCCGCGATCTTCTTCTTTGAAAAGAATAAACTATGGGCTATTTGTGACCAAGGTGTCGGCGACGCAGCGATTACCGCATTGACAAAAAGAATCAATGGCGGTACTCACGGTCTTGACGATAGAAAAGAGAAAACCAAAAAGTTCGCCGCAATGGTGGGCGCATAAGGAGTAATCTATGGAAAAGGTAACAGCATTCGTTTTAGCTTATAAAAAAGAAATCGTTCTACTAGTCGTCGGCTTTGTTCTCGGCGCAGTTATTCTTTAAGATTTCAATGTAATAAACTTGGAAGCTGGCGTGCTGGCTTTCAAACCCTCAAGGAGAGCTTGCCATTGGTAGGCTCTCCTTTTCCAATTAAAGCGCAGGTCGGCATATGCTTTAACATAGTTGGCTTCTTCAACGTGCCTACCAGCCTTTACATCTTCAATAGTTTCATCTAGAATTGCTAGATGACGACCAGCGTGTTCATTAACATCCTCGTGCCATCCGTACATTCTGGTTAATGCGCCAGAAGTGTCGTAGAGTGCACCATAGTTAGGATGAATACAGATTACACCTGCACTCATCGCTTCAATAAGAGAGATGCACGACGATTCAACCCAGATGTTTGGATAAGCAAAAATATCGGCATCCTGCAGGGCTGCGCGTATTTCTGTATTCGGAACCGACCCATGATAGTTAATCTTCGGGTGATTCTTGCATCGTTCAAACAAGGCTTCATACTGTGCGTCACGTTCGCCCCATCCATAAATCTTGAATGACGAATAAACATCCAGTTGAATGTTGTCGTGCTTCTCGCATAACTTTTCAAAAACAGGAACTAGAAGTTCCAGACCACGATGCGGTGTGGTGTGATAGATAATACGAACGATACCATCAGTTCTAGATGGTTTCGGTTTGTACT